CACAAATGAATCATTCACAGAAAGAACATAAACTTCATCTACATTGTATTGTTTGAATTCATCATACAATTCTTCATATCTTGGTAGTTGATATGTTGAACAAGTTGGTGTGAATGCTCCTGGAAGTGAAAAGAGAACAATCTTCTTTCCAGCAAACAATTCTTCAGTTGTTACATCTTGCCAACGGTAAGGATTATCACCACCAATAGATTCATCTCGTACTCTTGTTCTGAAAAATACATTAGGTACTTCAATACCAATCATAATTTATTCTCCTTGTTAAATTCTTGTATAATTATCATTCCAACCAAATGCTTCTTTGACAACACCATCTGACAATCCAGAATAAACTTGATGTAGTCTTTTGTCTTTTGCTACAATTAGTAATTCTGCTTCAGATTCATGTAATCCTTCAAGCATTTGAATAAACATATCTTCACGCTTAAATTGAGCCAGTTTGTCATTACCTCCTTTAATAAAATTGTAAAGACGTTTTGCCTCAAGTCGCAAAGTTGTATGCTCAGTTCCAGCAGGTGCTTCATTTTTTACATATGGTACTTCACCTTTTGGAAGTAACCAAACAATATTTGGATCAAAGGATGATTTGATTAACATCCTCAATGCTGAACAATCATATTGTTGTAATAATTTTACACGTCTGCTCTTCGTATTTCCATTTTTAACTTTTGTTAAAATTTCAGGAAATAACATTGTATAGGTCTCGTCCGCCATACTCTCCTTTAAAAATCAGATAAAGATTCAGTCAGATTTTTTAATCTGTTTTTGATGAAATAATTTAAAAGTCTAGAACGATTACCGCATTTGACTTCTTTGAATTGTTGAATGATTCTATCCTGTAGTTCTGAAGGAACAAAGGACAAATCAATCAATCTTTGGTTTCTTTGATAGTTTCTCAACATTTCTTCATTACAAAAATCTTTTGGATTTTCATGTATCAATTTATCAATCTTATTTGCACCTAGTGGTTTCTGCCTAAGATTATCAACAAAGGTATTATCTGATGAAAGAAAATTTGGAATCCCATCACCACGATCACCTTTTAAAATATGAACCTTAATATATTCAGCAGGATCTGCACCAGAAACAAATTTCTTTAATGTTGGACTATATTGCTTGACAAATGAATGCGTTTGTAATTGAAAGAAATCCTTATCACTGGAAATTATTAAAACATTTTCAGGCAATGGATTTTTTGCCGTATGAAATACAATTGAAGCAATAATATCATCTGCTTCAGCATTATCTACCTCAAGAACCTTGTATGGAAATATTTCTTTTATTTCATCCCTAATTTTATTTAGGGTTTTAAATATTTCATCCCAATTTAAATTTGAGGATTCACGAGTTTTCTTTCTATTTTGTTTATAGAAAGGAAAAATTTCCCTTCGCCAATAGTTTCTACCATCATAACAAATTACAAGTTCACCATATTCATCATAAAATTTTGAACGATAGGAACGAAGTGCATTAAGAACCATGTGTCGCACCATGTCTTCATTCACTTCATTGTCTTTTTGATTCACCACCTGCATCATCAGATTGGAGATGGTCACTTGATTCATATCAACCAGTATCATAAAATATCTCAGTCTAAAAATTTACGATGTTCCTCATCCATTTCTTGAGTCCATCTTTCACCAATTTCAGGATAAAAAACACCAACAGTTCTTTTGGCTGTACCATCTGGATAATATGCTTGTGCCACACAGTGAGTTTTCACCAACTGGTCTTCGTTTTCACCACAAAACATACCATACCAATCACCAGTCCTTAAAAAGTTTTCCATAATACTTATATATGAAGAAATAGAAGAAACAATATTACCAGAACTTTTTACGCCTGCCTTTACATCCTTTCTGGCTTCTGATAGTTTTTCTTTATTGATAGCTATCCAGCCTTTGACTGCCACAAAATTTAATGGATCAGCATCACTTCTTCTTAGAACAGAAGGATGAATATTTTTATATTCTGGAGGATTTTCTTTCATCCTCTTTTCTCTAGCCTTTTTTAACCTTTCTGCTGCAGCAAGTCTTTGCTCTTCAGACATTGGCTTTCTTGGCTTTCTAGTTTTCTTAGGTTTCTCCTCTTCTATTTGTTGTCTAAAGAAATTCAATAAATCTGCTTTCTTTTGTCTTGCCATATTATCTCATTTCATAAGTTTTCTTGCTTCACGCCTCAATCTGCGCATTGTGGCCTCCTTTGCTAATTTACGTTTCAATCCTTTACTTCTGTAGTATCGTTTGTCACGCAATTCTCTCAGGATGCCTGATTTCTGAACTTTCTTTTTAAAAACTTTTAGTGCTGTTTGTACATCATCACCTCTCACATTAACAGTTAGACCAATAGGTTCTTCGTATTTTTTGTATTTCATTCAACCTTTGTTTTTCTCAATCTCTAGCGTCTCAATCCAATGAGGAATAGAAATAAGAATTTTCTCTCCATCATCATTTTCCGAAACCATAACATAGTGATTGTCAGCTAAAGAATCGATTGTTTTGACAATCACTTCTTCAATGATTTCTCTTTTCGTTAGATATTTTCCCCAGATATATGACAAAAACATTCCTCCTGTTGCCAAGAGAGCATATGTGAACTCTATTTCCATTAAATCTCCAAAGAATTTATATTCTACCATTTTGTTTTAAAAATGTCAAGGGTTTTTATGCATTCGAACAAAATATTCTGCATCGATCACCACTAAAGGTTTCTTTCCATTTTTCTTCATGACAACGATAGGCTCATAATCTTTCGAATTGACTTTTGCCTGATCATAGGCATCCCAAACATTTAGTTTCTCTACGTTCTTACATTCTATAGAATAACCAAATGCCTCTCTCGCAGCACGAGCCATGATGAGATCTTCACCACCTGCGCCCATGCTGCGGGACTCAATATCCTCTGGATGGATATTCAACTCCTCGATTAGTGTATCTCGCATCCATTGCTGGAGTCTTCTTCCCTTTGCTTTCGCTGATTGCGTCTTCATATTTTTCACCAAAAATCAAATCCCAATTTTCACTAAATTGCTTTTGATTATTTAGCCTTCGAAAACATGATCCCTTTCCGCCCGACCATTCACCATGCATTGATCTTTCTCCGCTCAAGTTTCATTTTAATTTCATTTCTTTTTTCATCAGTGTATTCACGCCATTGTTCAATTTCAAGTAAACTTCTTTTACATCCAATACAATGTGTTTGCTCCATGTTCATTTTACAAACACCAATACAAACAATTACCATTCCTCGTCATTTCCATCTTCTTCAATCAATATATCCTCTCCGCAAAAGGGACAAAAACTTGGAATATAAGTTTCTTCCATCATGTCATGTTTAATCGTAAATTCTGCATTGCATGATTCACATGCAATAACTTTTTGATACATAGACTCTCCTTTAAGTTGCCAGATCATTTTTTCTTCTTAAAATCATATGCTTCTTCTATCTCATAAAAATACCGATCCTGATTTCCTGCGCTCCATTTAGGATTTTGTTCTACAGAAAAATATTTTGTAGAAACTTTGAAATCGGGATCTTTTGTTTCATGAGCAATCAGACTTTGTTCAAACCATTTCATTCTATTGTTTGGTTGAGCAGCAAATTGTCCGTTGTCAAGTTTTATGATATTAAAAGATTTGTGTTCATTTGGTGTTTCGGATAAAGTTGTATTCAACATATTCGGATCATCATGACAACTATCAATAGTAAACATATATTCACCATGATGATATTCTTTATCCTTTGCATACATTGCACATCTTAAGCCTTTCAATGTTGCCTTCTCTATCACTGTAATATGATATGAAAAAGAATCCCATATTTCAAGATAATCTAATGGCAATTCATAACCAAGAGATGTTCTCCAGACATAGGCTGAAAGAGGAAGTTTATCGTATAGTGCACCATATTCTGTGAGCAGGGATTCAAAATACAGTGCTCTTCCTCTTATGCTTTTGACTGATACCCAGATGGCAGGAGTGTATTCACCCTCACCTCTGCCATCCAAGTCATACAAATATTCCTTTCTGACAAAGCATTCAACAGGCGGAAGATTTGCAACAAGAAACATTTATGCAACCAAGTCCACGATTTCGCAGCTATCTCCGCTACATGCCAAAGTTTGACTTCCTGCTGTATAATCCTGCTCTTCATATTCAGAAAGTTTAGACCAATCAACCTTTTCTGGCATCTTGGTCAAGAATTCTTCATATTCTTCCTTTGTGCAATCTTGATACGGAGCTTGTCTATAAGTATGTTCACTAAAAGGTAAAAAGCTAATGCCGGAAATATTGTCAAAATTATCATATACCCATGCTCCTACATTCATCCATTCATGTTCTTTAACTGAAATAGTTACTGATGGTTTATGTTCACACCAGTGTTCTTGATAAATTTTCCAGAGTTCCATTTGTTCAATGGCTGTCATATCATAACGGAATATGGCATCATCTGGACTCTTCATTGGAAATGAAAAGACTGTTGTATGTTGTGGTTTCATTACATCTGGTTCATTAGGAAATCCAGCATCGATCATGAATCTACACAATGGATCTTTATTGTCAGCACGAACTGTTCTGATGTAATAAGGATTGTGTCTTGCATGAATACCAGATGCAGAATCTACTAATTGACTCACCGTGCCTGATGGTTTGACACAAGTGATTGCGGCAGATTGATTGATTCCCAGTTTTTCAGCCCATTCCTTGTTTGTATCAACCGCAACCTTCTTCAATTCTTCCAATGCTGATTTAAGAACATCATGTCCTTTAGATCCGTTCATCAATGGATTATCCATAATCCCTGTCAAAGAAACGCCAAGGAGCCTTTCTTCTTCACAATTCATCTTCCATTCCTTTGAAAGATACTTGTAGTTGGTTAGAGTGCTCTGGAGAGTCCCGAGAATCGTCGCTACAGCTACTTTGTCTTTAAGGGATTCCAATATATCGTCTTTTCTTACAACAACCTCTGACAAGTTACATGTCTCTCGACTCCTCAAAATAATCTCAGAACAAGGATTTGTCCCAAAATCATCTCTTGGTGCTCTTCTAATTTGATCTCCAACATTCAGTTTTTCAACTTGCCTTTGTGCTGAAGAAGAATTGTAAATTCCTCGCTCGCCTGATTTGGAATCATAAAGAGCCAACCATTCACGCATGAATGTTCCGATATCTGGTTTCTCTTTGTAGTTTACTGAATTATTAGCAAGTGCTCGCTGAGCATTATTTTCCCACCATTGTCCTGATTTAGCATGTCGCATTTGTTCATCAGTCAAATTTGAAAGTGAAATTAATGCGCTTCTGCGGACTCCACCAACAACTACAATCTCTGCAATCTTACAGACAATATCATGGCATTCTACTGATTTGAGTTTTCTACCTTTTGCGTCTTTAAAAATGTCAACAATAAATTTAAAAAGATCTTCCAATGGTTCTGGACCTGATGCTCTTCCACCAAATGTCTTCAGTGGTGCGCCAGCTGGTCTTACCTTAGAAACATCCCAACTAGGAATTAATCCTTGATACAAAAGTGAAATCAATTCTCTCAATGATTTTGCCCAACCAAGTTTAGAATCTGCAACAACAATACATGTGTCAGTTGGATAAAATTCTTCCGCAACTACTGGCAACTTATTGACATAATCACGTTCTACAGAAAATCCAACTCCAGTCCCATTCATGAGTACATAAAGAATTTCATCAAAACTTTTTGGTGAATCAACTTTTACATATGAACAGTTGTATCCTGCCATGTTCTCTTTTTTCAATGCTTCTCCAGCCGTCATCAGACAACGCATAGAAGGCATCACTCTCAATTCTTTTACTGCCTTTTCTAGATAATCTTTTGTTGTTGGGTCAAGTTCGTAATTATTATTTTCTAATAGGTGTTCTTCAAAAAAATTGAAATATCGTTCAACAGTTTCTTCCCATGTTTCTCTTCTTTTCTTGTTATAATCCCATCTTCCATATCTGCTCAAATGTATAAATTGCTGGTATTCGCTCATTTTAATATCTGTCATTTACTTTCCTTTAATAATTTGTTTAATTTCCATTTTGAAAGATTCAATTTTCTCATGGCGTCTGTTTTTGATTCATATATTACACCATCTATTTCTAAAGATATAGATTTTGGATTGTTGTGAATGAAACAATTATTTTTAGTGCTTTTTTGAAAAGGTAGTCTACCTTTAACCCATTCAATTCCAGGTGATTCTTTTGACCTTTTATTTTTAACACCATCATTCCACCAAATTGAATCTTTTACTATTCCTTTTGATTCTTGTCTTGTTTTCATTTTTTCAGATAATATCTGTTTACATTCTTTTCCTTCTTTAGAATCATAAAATCTTTGTA